CGTCCTCCTCCTCTGCCAAGCTCCCCCAATCCGAAAGAAACGGATCAGCATCTGCAAAAACGTCCTCGAAGACCACCTGTCTTGTTTCATACTTGGTGGTCTCCTGGAGGGCTAAGCGGAGCCAAGGGTGCATATCCTGCGTCCATCTTCCAAATGGATTCGTAGGTTCACCCCCCTCTAACATCTTACTGTGGAGGAAGCTAGCCAACACGCGCGCATCATTCATCAACCTGGGACCAATGAAGGACTTCCGTTCGGGAAGACCAAGGCCACCATAGCACTTCGGGAGATACCAATTACACTCCTGTTTCCCAATAGGAGGAATGGTATCAAAAATCTCCCTCTGCGCCCTGATGAAGTATTTGATTGCGTCGCTGCGTAGCTTCCACAAGGCATCTTTGGAAAGACCCTCAAACCCATCTGGGTAGGCTGTAAACACAAACTCTCGGGCAAGATCACCAAGACTGGTGAAATCCCGTTCTGTATCCCCTTTGGAAGACCTGGGTTTGGTCAAACCAAAGTTGAAGAAAGGAATCCTTTTAAAGATCCCATCCTCCAGGACAAACAGTACAGAGTTTAGTTGTATAAAGCTCTCGTCGTAGTAACACTTACCCGGCGAAGGCTCCAGACCTACCCACGCAGAAATCCTCTCCCAAGCTTCCTTCTCTTCTCTAGTATATCTCATTCCGCAATCATCACCGTTGATCCTAATAGGCAAATGCCTAAGGGAACGGCTCCTCCTTTTAGGGGAGAAAGCCATACGACAAATAACTGCGTTGATAATACAAAGAATAGGGAAGCTAAGGGGAGACCCCATCAACTGTCCATTTTCCTGAGCCGTGCGTCCTGAATCCTTTCCCCCCAATCTGCTTTCGCAGATGGTGTGTCCGGTAAGGCATGCACGCCCCAAGTCTTGAAGCCAAGCGGGAATTTCGGAAACGCGACAGATCTCTGACCAAGTATGATCAGAGAAAACCTTACGAAGGTTATCTGTCGCGGCCGCATAATCCCCACTCAAGAAGGCTCCAATAGGAGACAAGTCGATGAGGTCCTGTAAAACCTCTGCGTCTATGGGTTTACCTATCAAAGAGAATGTCGGGTGATCTTTCAATACCCGCCACATAAACTTCTGACAATCAACCAACAACCAGTAAGCCATTTCTGGCCCACACGTCACAGTACGGACTTTGAGCGGCTCAAGTATCTGCACCGGGAGTACTGGGTACCCCGCGGCAAGTTCCTGATCAAGCCCCTCAACAACCTTCTGACGGAACCTCTGGTTCATCCCCTTATAGTGGGTGAATTCCCGGAGGCCTTCTTCCATCTCGGCTGTTATCCGTTCGGCAACCTCCTCGCGCAAACCTCCTGCGACAGTCTTACAAGATAAGAACTGTTTTAGGATTTTGCCCGCGGCGCCGCCGTCTTGTGATGTTGTGAAATAATGTCCTGAAGTTGATGGGAATGGCGCAAGGCCTTCCCTCTCTCTAAAGGTTCTCTTTCCAAAGAGCTCCGTGACGGTGCGGGTAATCTCTCCGAGTACCTCGTCGTCCATCGCCACGTCCTTTTCCACTACAACAGACCGGAGTCGGGAATGGAGTCCCTTCTCACGATCACTCAACGCCTTTCTATGCTTCTTCTTTGCTTCCTCTTTCAAGGCAGGAGAGACGACCGGTGTACCTTTCTTAGCAAGTAAGAAGGTTTGACCGAAGCTCAAAGCTCGCCTCCGCTGGTATCGAGTTCCATCCTTCCACCGAAGGTAGAAGTGACGGAATCGATGCGCGATCTGTTTCCCAACCTTACCTCCAAAGAGGTAACGTGGTACTTTCCACATCGTCGCTTTTCCCAGCAGAGAGATTCGCTCTCGCAAAGAAGCCGAAGGACAAGGGGGAACAATATCCCCTGTCACTATCGAAAGGCTTGCCCCATAGAACCACTTAATAACCTTTTCAAGTGGACACTCCATGTGCAGTTCTTCAAATCTACATACCAAGGCCGTTGTCGAAA